ACTGGAGTCCAAATTCCTATTCTTTTGTTAGCCCATGCTGGTTGCAACATTGCCACGTTTTGCGTAGCATTTAAGAACGCTGGTGCTGTATATCCACCCGCAATAGTTCTAGCAAATGTTTTTAAGTTACCCGCAGACGGGGCGGCAGGGTCTGAACTTACCGCTACGCTAGATACTTGATTGGTTGTGCCTGTAAGACTTAGCGTTGTGTGAGTCCCTGCGGCTGGCGTTGTTCCACCAATAGCAGGGGGGCTAGATAGGTCTAGCGTTCCACCCAAAGTTAAGTTACCAGAGGAAGTAACTGTGCCTGTTAAGGTTAATCCGCTAACCGTACCAGCACCCGACACGCTTGTGACTGTTCCGCTTGCTGGAGTAACCCATGTCGGTGCGCTTGTAGCATTACTCTGCAATACTTGACCTGCTGAGCCAACTTGACCATTAAACGCTACCGACCCATTGGTGTTGATCGTCATTGCGTCCGTAGTGCTAACAGCACCATTGATGATCATGCTTATCTTTTGGTTATCCCATGACCCTAAGACTAACGGGCCACCATAGGATTCCACAAAACTTGCCAATGGCGTAGAAAACCCATTATTGGGAAACCCCGCAGCCGAGTAACTGTAATTTGCGTTGTTTATTCCTAGTTCGCCATAAGCGGTATGACCGCCATCATTGACCGCATAACTTGCATAACTGGTGTTTGCTGAACTTGTGTTTTGCAGGCTTGTATACAGATATAACGGCTCACTAGCCGTAAAACCCGCAATAACGCCTGAGTCTGTGTGTGCTGTAGCATCACCTACATTTAAAGAGCCAACATTGGTTGTGCCACTTGTGTAAGGAATCAATACCCGATTGTTAGCATCTTCATTGACCGATTTGCTTGCAGGGTATGTGACAAACACATCCTTTGAGCCTGCGCTAAAGTTGACCTTAGACCCACCATTGGATGACGCATAAACTGTGTCTCTTGATAGCGTTCCCCCGTAGTAAGTCCCAATCCCAACTTCCCACTCTGAGCCTCGGTTGATCGTGTAATAGGTTGTGTTGTTGTTGCCAATGACTGAGAATGACTGAAATCCTTGTACCGCGCCATCTAAGGTTATCGTGCCTGTTCCCGTTGTTAGGGTGGTCTCCCTGACCCGATCAGCAAGAACTAAACTCATACTGTTTCTACCCCGATAACTAAGCCATCAGCACCCCTCACAACCTTCTTAGGCGCGTTAAGTTTCTGCATCGCCTCGCCAATGTTTTGCATGGTCTGTCCGTGTAGGTTAGCCATTTGGTCGTGCATGAGTGCCATCTTGTCCATCGCTTGAATAATCGTGCCACCCAATTCATTGGTGATCTGAGCAGACGCAGCTTCAATGACGGGTAGGTCAACGCCAGGGTTACTTCCGATTCTCGCCACCATGATCTTGGTCGCAGCGTCCAGTTCGGCTTTCCAACGCTCGTATTCCTCTTTGCCTTGCATTTCACGGGCTTTGACTTGTAACTCGTTGTTGGCAAGTTGTAGGGCAAATTGCTCTTTCATTTGCTCTAACTGCATATCTGCTTGGGCTTTTGCCTCTTGCATTTGCATATCAAGTTGGGCTTTCGCTTGTTCAAGTTGAGCCGTTGCCTGCATCTTCATCTGCTCGGTCTGGGCTTGGGCTTGCATACGCATCTGCTCGGCTTGTTGTTCAGACTGTAACTTGAGCATCTCAGGGTCTTGTTGCGGTTGCTGTTGCGCTGCCTGTGCTTTTTGCTGTAAGGCTTGCATGGCTTGCTCAATAGACGATTCAAGACTGCGACCAGCCCTAAATCTGCGTACTGTGAACAAAAGCATCTCACCAAACAAGGGCAACATCTCTGGGGCTTGTTGCACCATAGGTAGCCCGTTTTGCAAGAATCCTGTAATAGCCTCAATCGCCTCAACCGCGCTTTGTTTTTCGGCTTGCTCGTCAATTTGGGCTAATGTGTCTGCCTCAACTTGGATGTGGAAGTCTCGAATTGTGCTGTTTGAGAGCATCTGCACCGCAGCTTGCAACAATTGCGGATTCTGACCTTCTGGAGTGTTCATCACCCCAGACATCTCGACAATCAACTCTGGTGGGTAAAACTTACAGACGATCTGCGCCTTAATGCGGAACAGATCAGTAGCAAATCTAGCCACATCGCCCTGAGTAGCCCTCAGTCTCAGGCTACCAAAGTTGGCTTTTAGTTGTTGAGCACCGAGGGTTTCGTTTGCATTGCTTGCACCACGAATAATGTCCGATATTCCACAGATTTCGTAGATGGATTGCTTGACAACCTCTCTGGATTGATAAAGTTGCTGTAAGGTCTTGATGATTGCGCTCGTATCGAGCATATCAATCGCGCCTTTTAGCCCACCCTTCTCCGACATAGCTGCCCATGCGGTCACAGGAAATAGTTTGTTGTCCACGCCCTCTGTGAATAACCGCCCAAGTTCTTTGAACTCAGCGTTAAACACACCGACCGCCTTGCAAGCCTTCACCAGTAGGTAAATGCGCTGTGTAAGGTTGTCTAATTCTTGGGCTTGGTCTTCATATTCGCAGTAATCTGGTACTGGAATCATCGACCCGTTGGTTGTTGTGGCCAATAACGGCTTTGGACAAGGGAAAAACCCTTCTAATTCAAGAGGGTCATCACGCTCATCAAGTGCTTGGGGGTATCCCTTGGCAACCCAACACACTTTTTTAGTGCGTTTGTTCCATATCTCAGCGACTTTAGCCTTCTTCCCATAGGTCGCTTTCGCGGTCATTGGGTTTTTGGCATCTATATCGTCATTCTGGTCGTGCAAAGGCACGTTCTTAAACACATCACCAAAACGCTCGATACCCTCTTCGGGTGTCATGTAGACCCAACGGCTTACCCACCACACCTCATCCCATGTTCTAGCGGGTGAATGGAGAAAGTCTGTCCAATAGACATAATCCACAGGGCTATGCGCTGAATCAACGCGCTCGACTTCTTCTGTGTTGGTGATCTCGATGCCTTCGTCTGGCTCAATGCCTGTCGCAGCTTCTGGTGGCTCTTGTCCAACAATAATTGGCTCGTAGCGCACCCACGCTGTACCGCGACCAGGCAATAGGCGGTCTTGCACCACGCCTTGCATAGCAGAGTCAAAATCACCAAACTGGGTTACCTCATACTCGATTACGCGCTCTAGCATCGTAGAGGCTAATCGACCTACGGGGTCTTGATCGCTATATCTACGGGAGACTTCTGGCTTTGCCATGCGTCCGTAGAGTGCAGGGAACAGCACAGAGATGTTTGACCAAAGGATGTTGAACTTCATCCTTGGCATCTCAATGGCATCGCGCTCGTCTCGGTAGCGTCTTACTACCTTCTTACCGCGCTTTTCCCACTTGTCAAAGACCTTGGCGGCTTTGTCTAGTTGGTCATGCCAGAACGGGCCTTGATCTTCCTCATAAGCCCCATCATCGTAGGCGTTTTCGTACATATTAAGCCGCGTAGAAGAATGTCACATCCAAAGTGCCACCAATGGTTGCGTAAACGCTGTTACTTACATAAGCGGGGAATCGGTGAAAGCCGATTGCTGGTGTGATAGTGCCTGACATCACATCACCACTTGCGCCACCATTACGCAAGACCAAAGTGCCTGCGCTTGTGTTATTCACATAGAACCCGATGAGTTGACAAGCCCCTGTCGAGACCGCCCCCGTTGCTGTGATGTTCTTGTATCCACCTACTTCTGCTACTGGTTGGCTCATATCCGTTCCTCTTTATGTGTAGTTTCAAAATCCCACAATTCGTCTAGCGTAATCGTCTGGAGTGTCTTCCCTTTGGGTTGGGGTTCGTTTGACTTGTCTTGACGATACGCGACTGCAAGCATTCTAAACGCATCTGCGGGGTGTGAACACCAATCATGCCTTGGAGTTTGACGAAATGTTTTCTTGTCCTCATCATATTCTCTTTGGTACTGTCTGAGTGCCTCTAACCCCTCATCACAGATCGGGTCAAAATAACACCTCGGGAGAATCATCCGCACCGCCTGTATGCCGTCTTGGACACCGATTTCTGGCACTATGGCTAGTTTGCTCATCCCACCGAGGTGACTAGCAAGTTGTTCAAGGATTGACTTGCCCCCCGAGGCTAAAGTCTTGGCTCTAGCGTCATGCGGTAGGAAGTGCTTGGTGTACCGATAGCCCTTGCTGTTCACAACATTGGCTATTTCCTCTATGGATGCGCCTGAGACCGCGTAATAGTCCATCACATGAATCTCACCCCTGACTACCTGATACCACCAAATTGCGGTGTCATCTCGATAGCCTAAGTCCCACGCTGTAAATACTGGGGCATCAGGGTCAAACTTGAGGTCTTGGATTCTGCCATCTGTGTCTAGTTGGCGCATCTCCACCCCGTAGAACGCCCCAAGGATAGCTGCCTCAAATGAGCACTCATATTCTTGGTCATACTGGTCTTGGCTTAATTGCTCACGCGCTGCCCTTAGTTCCGAGTCTGCCAATATCTTTGAGACTGTGGCTGGTAGGCGTAGCAAGAACCAATCGGGCGTAGCCTGGCTAACCCTGTAAATGTCGTGAAACTGATTCTTGCCCTTTGGTGTACCGCCAAAGACCGCCCAACCCAAGGTGCTAGACAAAGTTGGTCTTATGACATTACCCCATACGCTAGGCTTGAAGTCTCCATACTCGTCTAGGTATACCCCGTTAAATCCTAGTCCACGCATAGCATCTGCGTTGTCTGAGCCAAATAGTCTGATCTTTGCCCCGTTAACCAGTTCAACTGTCAGGTCGCTTTCATTGGTGCTTTTACTTACGGGTTGGGCATAGAACTTTAGGTAATCCCACGCCACAGACTTGGCTTGACTTCTGAACGGGGCGATATAGGCGTACTGTGCTCTCACCCCACCCTCAGTCAATGCTCTGCGTATCAGGTCATTGATAGCTGCTACTGTCTTGCCCGCCCTTCGGTGTGCCACCAGACAAGACCATCTCTCCGTCCTTTGGTGAAAGGGCATGAATGCCTCTCTCGGGGAATAGGGGATGATTACTTCACGCCTTCCCACTTGACCACCATTTCGATTGGGCCTTCATCCGCGCCCGTTATCTCTGTCCTAGCAAGTTTCGGCACATGGTATTCCACTACGCTTTGGAATAACTCAAA